GATAAGTTATCACAAATTACTTCTACAAAACAAGAGGAAAATATGTCTGGATCAGAAAAATTAAATAAAAGTGCTTATTTTCAGGGCGCAGGCGGCGTCAATGAACCAACCCCCGGTCAAGTCAAATATCCTAAAGACCCATTGAATGAGCAACTTCGTGAACGCGAAGATAAACAAATGGTTGGACAATCTCCTTTCCCAGAAGTCGGCCCCGTAGATGGAATGCATCCTTCTCCAGGCTCTGTAGATCCTTCTGATGAGTTAGAGCGTAAGAAGATGCTCGCTCGTGCTGAAGTAGCTGACAGACAAATGAGACGAAATGCTATCGTTCAATTAGCCAAAGATGCGCTAAAGAACAAGCAAGAGTCTTTGCAAAAAGAAGGTTACTGGCTCGGTGGTGGTGGTGTTAATGAGCCAACCCCAGGTAAAGCTAAGTATCCAAAGGACAAGCTTAACGAAGAGCTACGTGAATATGAAGACAAGCAGATGGTTGGCCAAAAGCCATTCCCAGGTGTTGGCCCAGTCGATGGACTTCATCCTTCTCCAAGTTCCGCAGAGCCTTCTGATGAATTAAAGCGTAAGGAAATGCTTGCTCGTGCCTCCTTAAGAGCTAGATTCGTTAAAGCTGCCAATAGAGATGGTAGCCAAAATAAGGGACAGAGTGCCTGGGAAGTTTTCCTTGGTGACAGACTCTTATTGACTGCTTCCGTAGCAGACATCTCCGGTGGTCACGTTACTGACGTTCTTTATGATAGCATTGCTACTAAGGACTTCGGTGCCAAATTGATTGAAAAAGTCAAGGTTAATGGCGCTGACGCTGTAAACAAGTTAATTAAGAGAGCGCAACCAGTTCCAGGCGCTCCTCCTCCAGCAGATATGGGCGGCGCTCCTCCAGCAGATATGGGTGCTCCTCCAATGGATATGGGCGCTCCTCCAGCAGAAGAAGGTCCTCCAGTAGAAGATACTGGCAAGTCCGGTGATCCAAAAGAGCACGCCTTAGATTTAGCTGATAAGGGTGTAGCACTTATGTCCGATATACAAGAGGCTGTTCGCGCATTAACTGGCGAAAAAGCTGAAATGGAAGATCAGGGTGGTGTCGGCTCTCCAGCCGGTGGCCCAGCAGGCGGTGCTTCCGCTCCAGCCATGGCTGATGATGGTTCTTCCAAGAAGTCTTCCGCTTCTGATAGCTTTAGTACTGCTACTCTTAATACTTTGAGAAAAGAATTAAATGGAGCTTTAACTCACGCTATGAAAGAGTCACTTGCAGAATTGGGTGATCATCAAACAGAATTAGCAATGATTGCTGACATTTATGACAGCGGTGCCAATCAAGGTGCCAATCAAGAGTTCGTCACTACTGTTGTAGAGGATGCTTTGAATGAAGCTAAGACTGCAATCGCGGATGGATTTAAGCTAATGAGTGCCTTCGTCAAATATGCTCGTGGAACTAAGGCAATTGTCAAGCGTGCTGAAATTGAAGCTGAACTTCAAGCACTAGCAGACGAAGGAGATTCTACAATGAGGTCAAAGAGAGCTGAAGATAACGATTTAATGTTCCTAATCAATGAAACCAATGCAGAATTGGATGATATTAACAATCTTGATCCTGATGGAGATTTCTTAGGAGAAGAAGTTCACCTTCCAGAAGAAGAGGGACTTGAAGGGCTTCATGAGCCAGGTCACGACGATAAGGAATTATCAGATCTTCTTGGCGAACTAAGCCTTGCAGACGATCAGTTTGCTGCTACCGTTCCAGTTGATGAGGACAAGCTTAAGCAAATGCTCAAGCCAGCTTCTTACAGCTCTCGTGAAGGCCGTGCCTATCTTAGAGCTAAGTTAGCAGCTGATGCAACTGGCAAAGAAGAAGACGGAGAAATTGAGAGCGCCGAGAAGCTAAAGTGGTCTGATATGTTAGAGGCTGCTGATAAGCACACTGATGGCCAGACTCAATTAGATACTAAGCCATCTGATAGTCTTGGTTTGGTTGAGACTCTACCAGAAGTCAACAAGAGAATGTTGGAAGTTGCTAGAATGCAACCAAAGGTTCGCAAAGAAGCTGAAGCCATCCAAAAAATGGTTGCAGAAGGTAAATTGGATCCAAGAGACGTTGATGAGTTAGTTGCTCAAGGTCTTGATAAGGATGCCGTCTCCTACTGGAAGAAGTATTTCGGTGAGGTTGATGGTGGAAGTGAATTTGCCAGCGAACTTGTCAAGGAACACGTCAAAGCTTCCATGGAAAGTGATTTGAATACTTTCCGAGTTAAGATGGCTCGTGCTTATGAGTTAGCTTATGAAATGGTTGACCGTGGACTTTGCCCTTCTGACAGAGCCGCTATCTCTAATCAAGTAGATTCTATTATGAAGTTCAATGAGGAAGGTTTCGATTCTCTTAAGAGAGTAGTTGCTCGTCATGAACCATCCCTTCGTAAGGAAGCCGGACGTATTCCACAAGTTGGACTACGAGGAGACGGAGATGGAAACTCAGTCAACGCACTAGTTGAGGAAGATGCATATGCTCAACTTTCCAAGCAATTTGGTACTAAAAAGGGCTTATTTTAAACCCTCAACCTCTTTCAAAAAAGTAAACAGTCTTCTTACAAACAAATAAAAGGTCACGCACATGAAAAACCAAACAATATCAGATTTCGTCGCAGCAAAAATGGACGAAGTACTAAATAGCAAAGAACACAAGGCTTTATTTGCTAACCAATATAAAATGGCATCCGCTCCATGCAAAAAGTGTGGAGAAGAATGCTGCAAGTGTGATTCTTCCATGGCAAGTGATGCGTTATTTGCCGATGATGAGAATGATGCTCGTAAGAAGAAGAAGGAAGAGTCTTCCTCTGATTCCAGCTCTGCTGATGATGCAGCTGATGACGAGAATGATGCCAAGGATTCAGATGATGATTCTTGCATGGCCGATGATGACGAAAACGATGCTCGTAAAAAGAAGAAGGAAGATGATTCTTCTTCCGATTCCAGCTCAGCCGATGATATGGAAGTCTCTGCTGCATTCGATGTTGCCATTGATAGTTTATTGACTGCCTCTGCTGCCCTTGATTCAGTTGGGTTAGATCGTGGTTCCGTCATGACTCTTAAGATTGCCTCTCTAGTTGTCGAAGCCAAGAAGGTTGATAAGAAAAAGAAGAAGGACGATAAAAAGAAGAAAGACGATAAGAAAAAGTCCGATTCTAAGAAACCAGCCTCTAAGAGCGACTCTCAATCTGCCAAAGACAAGAAGTTCCCTTTTAAGAAGAAACCATCTTCAAGCTCCTCCAGCTCTAGCTCTAGCTCTTCCTCCAAGTCGGCTCCAGCTAAGAAGAAGTAAGGTGGCCTAATGTTCAAGCAGGCTAGTTTTGCAGATGAAATTTATCGATCTATGGAGTCTTCTCTGGTTAAGAGCCAAACAGAAGAAAAACATGGATTTAGTAAATTGGACAAAGCTATTGATCTGTTGAATACAGCTGCGTCTATTTTTGAGAGTGCGCATATGTACTCTGAAGCCGATGAAGTTACTGCTGTTTTAAAGAGCTTAACGACATTGGAAGAAGAGGAAATAAATGAGAAAATCTAATTTTGAAGATGAACTCATCTCTGGAATGCAACAAGAAATGCAAAAGCAAGCTGCGGCCAAGCAACCAAGCCTGGTCAAAGCCGCTGAGTGCCTACATGCCGCTTTGGAAATTTTGGAAGCCACCGGTATGCAAAAAAGCGCCGACAAAGTATTAAATTTACTGGAGAAGATTGCAGAAGAACATTATGCGCCTCCTGCACCGCCTCCTTCGTTGCCTTTGCACCAATTGATGGCTGCTGGTTTGACACAGCGTGATTTAAGAGAATTTTCTAAGGGCAGCCTCTATGCTACAGCCAAAGTAAATTTGGTTCTCAGAGGCATGGGCATGTCTGATTATGAGATGAGCGGAGTCATTGGAGCCAATAAGATTATGTCTGAAGAGGAAGCTCAACAGATCATTAATCCTAATGAGACAATTGAACTATTAAGTTCTGCTAAAAAAAAAGTGAGTAATTACCATACTAGTGGATTGACTGATAAAAGGCAAGTTAAAAACCTTGAAGATCATGGAACGCAATTTAATATGTCAGATGATGATCTCTTAGAAGCAGACATTGGCGATGATATGTTGGAAGTTATCGACAAAAAAATTCCTTTTGAAGATTTTGAAGACGAATAAGGCCTAAACTGATATATACCTAGTGTGGAACCGGTATAGTTTGTTAAGGATGTCTTATGAGAAATTATTTTATAACTAACGATTGCGGTGAATTATGTTAAGACTAGTTCAAGTCGGCAATACTTTACCCGTTTCTTTTATTTGCGATCAAAGTGCCGAATTCCAACCAGGAATGGTGGCAGAACTTACTATCAGTGGTAATCAGGTGGTGGCCACGGTTTCTAATGGAACTGCTCCTATTGGAATTATTGATGATATTAAGACTAAGGCTTTTACTAATATCTCTTGGAATGAGACAGTCTTAGTTCCTGCGGTTGGTGTTCCGGGTCCAGGTGGAACCATCGTCACCCCCGTAGATATCAAAGCGGAATTAAGAAGGCCCAATATTGTTTCGGCCAGCTTTACTTCTAGTGTTAGCGTTACTTTAAACCCTATTAACGGAATTATTACCTTTATTGCAGGAACTCCATTAAATTATGATGCTATGGGAACGGGAACACCTAATGCTATTAAGGCCATTGTTAATTATACCTATATGGTAGCCAATATCCCAGGCGATGATAGTACAGCTGGTTCTGGTCGAGTTACAGTCTGGTTTGAAAGAATGTTTTTTCAAACGGATCAGTATGAGACAAATCAGCAATATCCTGTCCGCGCTAACTTATATGTTAGCGAAGTAGGTCTCTTAACAACTCGAAGACCAAGCAAGATTCATCCTGCTGTTGGTATGGTTACCGCTCCACCAACCTCATTAAACAATATGATTGAAGTTCTTTGGCTGTGACCTAACCTGTTGATATCATTTGGGAAAATGATGTTTTGACCAAATCTCACTGAAAAATTTTGATCTTGAATGATATATGATCTGTGTGGAGGTGCTCATATGCACTATTTGTACAGAATTACAGATGCGCTAAATAATAAAGTTTATATCGGCCAAACGGTAGATAATAAAAAAAGATGGATGCAGCATAAATCATATGCTAAAAATCCAGAGAAAACTGGGCAATACATTCATCGAGCTATGAATAAGTATGGCGTTGAAAATTTTACTTTTGAAATTATTGCAACTTGTCTGAATCAAGAAGATGCAAATGAAATAGAAAGCGTTTTAATAGTTCAATATGATAGTCGCAATAAAGAAAATGGATATAACTTAACTGTTGGTGGAAATCATGGGGGCCATTCGGAAGAAACTAAGCAAAAATTACGAGAGGCTACTCTTAATCAAATTGCAACGCTTGGTCATCCGGCTCAAGGTAGGGTAGTTTCCGAAGAAGAGAGAGAGTTGCACCGCAAAGATCGTTTAGAAAATCCTATTGAATATACTAAAGAACTAAGAAAGAAGATGTCAGAGGCCCATATTGGCACTAAAGATACGAAAGAAACTAAGCAAAACAAAGCTGTAAGCGCTAAGACTGGTTGGGAGAAACGACAAGTTTCACTTAATCGATCTACGGAGTTCAAATGCAATGCTCCCGGTTGTGAAATTAATGGAGCGGGCGTGTATTATCTCTTTATTGATAATATTCGATATTGTGGCAAGCATGCTCAGAGACTTAAGCGCAAGGGATCATTGAATTAAGGGTTCCTGTTTTATTTTACAGAAGCTTTCTATATTGTTGCATAATAGCAGGCAATCCAATTATTGAAGGCAAACAAATGTCATTTAAACAAACGAAACATTGGGATTCAGAGGTTATGCGCTCTTTAGAAAAGGTCGCATATGAGAAGGGTTTGGTTAAGCCTGAACCACTTCAAAAGCAAGCTTCTGTCACCAAAAAAGCTGATATTACACCTACTCCCGATCTAATGCAGAACATTATCAAACTCTGTTCTGGATTGAGGTCCGAAGGATTAGAAAAAGAAGCTGTTGAGATTGAAACTAATTTTCTCAACTACAAGTACGCTCAAACTCTTTATGAAACTTCTAAAGAGAAGGGTGAAGACTTGGTTAACGCAGCTCATCCTCAAGGAAGCCATAAATTAGAAGGCCTAGACTCTGAAGAAGCGGTAGTTGAAGATATCGTTGATAGACATAACAAGATGAAAACTGTGGTTGATAAGAAGCCTACAGGTAAATATGCGTCTTCTCAAGATATACTAAATGCGGTAAAGGTAACTTTAGGTGCCGACCCTTTAGCCAAGGAGAGGGGCAATCTCTCCGCAAAAAAAAGCTTACATAAACAAGCTGATATTAAAGACCATCCAGTTATAAGTGCAATCACAACTGCTTTGGCCACTTATGGTGGCATAGCACTTAGCAGGGCTCTTAAGAAAATAATAGCCGACTATGCTCTTAGGGGACGTATTGGTGCTTATGGAGTAGCAGCTTTAGATAAAGCTATCTTGGGACAATTATCAGCTCAAGCAACTAATGCTTTGAACGCACAAATAGCCACTCAAATGGCAACAGGATCGGTTTCCGCTGCTGCTGGACCCGCTGCCACTGCTGCTGTTAATACAGCCATTGCAGCCGGACCTACTGCCGTAGCTACTGGGGCTGCTGCTGGTGTTGCAGGTGCTGGTGCTGGTGCTGGTGCTGCTGGAACTGCTGGTGTTGCAGGTGCTGGAGTTGCCGCCGAAACAGCTGGAGTTGGAGCTGGAGTTGCTGCTGAGACTGCTGGCGCTGCTGGTTTATTTGGAACCTTAGCTGCCGCCGTAGTAGCTGCCGGTGCCGCCGGAATTGTGCTTGGCGCTATTATAAACAGCAAGCTTTATGATGCTGATTTTTATTCTAAAGATTTAAAAGAAGCTGGTGATAAAGTAGTTGCTTATGCTCAACAAGTAGATGATAATGATATAAAAGTAAAAGCCGTACAATTTAAGTCTGCATTTAGCAAAATTCTTTCATCTGCTTCAGTGGCAAAACCAGTTGGTGATCCGCAAAATGTTTCACCACAAGATTTAGCCAGCAATCTAAAGGCAATTGGTAATTATGGTTCAAACCTATCCATTGCCAGCAATATTGCCCTCGAAATAGATAAGGTGATAGATGATTCTTCACATTGGTACTCTGGATTTACTAGTTTTTTTGAATCTAAGGCTAGACATGACTTAAATGCCTCAGTAGAAGGTTTCATTAATCTTGCCTCATCTATTAGTGAGCAAGTTAGTGATTTACATCATAAGTTGTTGCAGAAGCTTAAAGAATTAAAAGCAGCACAATCTCCTGGAGGATCTTCCGAACTAGTTCGAGATTTTAATGAATATGCAAAGCAAATTGTTGAATGGAAGACAAAAGCAACCGCTTTGCAAGCGGCAGGTAAACTACCTAATGCAGATAAAGTCTTAGACTGGTTAAATCGATCTGGCAAAGAAATTAATGATAGCTATTTTAAATTCAAAAACGAACCAAATCAGTTAGCGGTAACTAAAAAGTATCTTGATGATTTCAATCAAAACATCAAGGCACCATTAGATGCTTTTAAAACTCATGGACTACTAAAATGATAAAGAAACAAGCATTAGAATTTTTTGAGGGAACTGCTCCTGTTATTGGTCCACCATCCCCGTCCACTCCTGGCACATCTGGTCCACATGTAGATAATATGGAAGTTAAGAAGATGCAAACCGCTGCGGAAGCTTTTGCCAATAAAGTTAAGAGTGGAAACATTCCTGTCAATATTCCGAGAGAACTTATTCAAAATGTAGAGAAAATTAGCGGCCAAGCAAAATTTGCTGACGGAGCTTGGGGACCTATTACACAAAGTGCCCTACAAGATATTGCTAATTTAGCTGGTTCCTTAACATTGCTTCCAGAAAGATTTGGATTAACAGGTATGCCATATGCTAAGGAAGATGTTGTAGGCTTTAAAGGAATGCTATCAGAATGTGTCATAGAAGGAAATCACATTACTCTTAGCCCAGAAATCCAATCAAAAGTGGCTGAAGCTACCACTAATAACATTAACAAAATATCCGAATTGTATAGCCTTCTCTTAGAAAAAGTTAAGACAGTTAGTAATGAGGGAACACTCAATCTAAAAGATAATGAAAGACAACTCATTCAAACTGGTCGAGTCATTGTAACACATGCTGGAAGACCTTTGGAAGTTCCTCTTTCTGCTTTGACTAGCTTAAACAATTATAGCCAGTTTTGCACAGCAAATAATTTAAATGATAAAGATAAGACAGAGGTTCTCGATCTTATTATGAATTCATCGAGGGCATCATGAGCAATTATGAATTTTTAAACTATTCCCTATTCCAAGATCAGAATTTAATCAATGAATTGATTAAGACGGCACAAGACCCAAAAGCTATGCAATTGGCTGGAAGGTTAGCTGCTGTCCTCAGAGAGCAAATGACGGAACCAGGAAAAGAGTTTGAACTTCCTAATAATGTTATTCTTGACAAAGTGCCACAGATGTTTGATCTAAAGAATCCAGGCAACCCTGGAAATATTCCTCTATATGTAGGTAATCTTAGATCGGCTGCCGATTTCCGCCAATGGTTATCTAATAACAATATAGTTATCAAAACAGATACGGGAAGAACCTCTACTATTAGTGAGAGGGGTAATTTTGATCAAAACGCTGCGGTGCAGTACATTTTTAATAGAGCCGTTTACGATTCCAAAAATTATATCCCAGAAAATAAAACTAAAGCACTTACCTATCTTAACAAAGCAAAGTCAATTGCTTCTGAGTTACAATATACTCCTACAAGTGGAGGGCAAGTTCAGAATAGCCCTGCTGCCAATCAAGCTCAACCGGGAGCTGATGCTGCGCACATAGTTGAACTTGTCGTAAGAATGAGACCATTTAGAAGCGAATTTATCAATCTTTCTGATTTAAGTAAGTTTGCTAATTATTTTGCTCAGATAGATAGTGCCGTTGCTGGTCGAGTAGGCACTCTCAATTCTGCTATTGCCACAGCTACTCAAATGATGGATGGTGCTAATACATTTAGAACAAGTAGTTTGAGCCTCAAGACATTACAGTATCAATTTCCCCAGATAGATAAGCTGGCTCCATTGTTATTGAAAATAGTGGCAGATGCTGGAACTTTGTATCAACAGTTCTTAAATGAAAATGAAGCAGTTATACAACGTTTTGAAACAGAGGGTGGTACACAAGCCATGCAGCAACAAATTGCTGTTCCTCTAAGAACTAATATCAATGATTTGACTCAACTCAATCAAGAAGTTGTTCTCGCCAGACAAAAAAGAGGATTTTAATGCCAAAAGGTCAAGTTAAAATCCTATCAGATATGCTGATTATAGAAGCACTCTTAGCCGACCCTCAGTT